TCCTTGGGAGTTATTACTCCAAAATAAAATTTGTGACTTGACACATAGCTTAGGCGTGTGTTATACTTTACAATTAACTGATAGGTTTGCTCGGAGTAAATTTGAGATACATATCAGTACAGACAAAACAAGTGAGGTATTTTTTTATCCGGTATTCGTAGATAACCATGTTTTGTGTTATGAATTTGACGAGGTTTGCCAAAGAGTAGATTTACCAACAGAATTTGTTTCACAACGCATATATCGAATGCCTCAGGTACAATAAATACTTAACAATATTAGATTAAAGATTAGGAGAGATTAAATGACAAATGGCTTGGGAATCCAAATCCAGAAAAGAGATGGGTCAAGTGTTCCACTAGATATCAATAAAATTCATTTTGTAGTTGAAGAAGCATGTGAAGGTTTATCAGGTGTTAGTAGTTCACAAATTGAAATGAACGCTAACATTCAGTTCTACGATAACATGAGTACAGAAGAAATTCAAGAAATTTTAGTTAAAAGTGCAAACGATTTAATTACATTAGAAAATCCTAATTACCAGTTTGTTGCGGCACGTTTATTATTATACCCAATTTATAAAGAGTCATTTGGTCAGTATAATCCTATTCCTTTAATCGATGTAATCAAACGTAACATTGACCGTGGTGTATATGATAGTAATATATTAGAAAAATACACTGAAGAAGAACTTTCAACTTTAAACAAATATATTAAGCATAAACGTGATGAGAACTTTACATATGCAGGGCTTCGTCAAGTAGTTGACAAGTACCTTGTACAAGATAGAAGTAGCGGCGACATTTACGAATCACCACAGATGATGTATATGATGATTGCGGCAACATTATTTGCTGAATATCCAATTCATTTACGTATGCAATATGTAAGGAGATATTACGATGCGACCTCCCTTTTTAAAATCAATATCCCGACGCCCGTTATGGCCGGCGTCCGCACACCTCTTAGACAATTTGCTAGTTGTGTACTTGTTGATAGCGATGATACCCTTAATTCCATTTTTAGTTCTGATATGGCTATTGGACGTTATACTGCACAAAGAGCAGGCATAGGAATCAATGCTGGAAGAGTACGTGCAGTTAATTCTAAAATTAGAGGTGGAGAAGTAGCACACACAGGTGTTGTCCCATTCCTAAAGAAGTTTGAAGCAACAGTACGTTGTTGTACACAAAATGGTGTACGTGGTGGATCAGCTACTACACACTTTCCTATTTGGCACTACGAGATTGAAGACATCCTTGTACTAAAGAACAACAAAGGTACAGAAGATAATAGAGTACGTAAGTTAGACTATTCAATTCAGATTAACAAATTGATGTACGAACGTTTGTTATCCGGCGGAGATATTACTTTGTTCTCGCCACATGAGGTTCCAGATTTGTATGAGGCATTTTTTGCAGACCAAGAAGAGTTTACAAAATTATATACAAAATATGAAAATGATAAATCATTGCGTACTAAAACTATTTCGGCAATGGACTTGTTTAGTGCATTAATTAAGGAACGTGCAGAGACAGGACGTATCTACATTATGAATGTTGATCACTGTAATACACATAGCTCATTCAAAGATACAGTTTACATGAGTAACTTGTGTCAAGAGATTACATTACCAACTAAGCCATTACAACACATTGATGATCCAGACGGTGAAATTGCATTGTGTATTCTTAGTGCTATCAATGTAGGAACATTGCGTAGCTTAGATGATTTAGAAGATCTATGCGAACTAGCAGTAAGAGCATTAGACGAAATCATTGACTATCAGAAGTATCCAATCTTAGCCGCAGAAAAGTCAACCAAAGCAAGACGTAGTTTAGGAATAGGTTACATTGGCCTAGCACATTATCTTGCAAAGAATCAAGTTAAATACAGTGACAAGAAGGCATTAACAAAAGTACATGAACTGTCAGAAGCATTTCAATACTACTTGTTAACAGCATCTAACAAACTTGCTAAAGAGAAAGGTAAATGCGACTACTTTGATAGAACTAAGTATGCTGATGGTATCTTACCAATCGACACTTACAAAAAAGAGCTTGATGAAGTATGTAACATTAAATTAAAATATGATTGGGAGGCTTTACGAGTACAGATCAAGGAACACGGCCTTAGGCACTCAACATTGTCCGCACAAATGCCATCAGAGAGCAGTTCCATTGTGTCAAACGCAACAAACGGAATTGAACCACCTAGAGGATACTTGTCCGTTAAGAAGTCAAAGAAAGGGCCTCTTAAGCAAATTGTTCCACAATATACTACACTAAAGAATCATTATACATTGCTTTGGGATATGCCTAGTAACACAGGCTATATTAATATTGTAGCAGTTATGCAGAAGTTCTTTGATCAAGCTATTAGTGGCAATTGGAGTTACAATCCTACACACTTTGAAAACAACGAAGTACCTATGAGTCAAATGATAAACGACATGTTGACAACTTATAAGTTAGGTTGGAAAACTAGTTACTATCAAAACACATATGACTTTAAGTCTGATCCAAGTGATGCTGAAGACAATGAAGTTAAATTAGAATCACCTATTAACGGTTTTGAACCGCAAGTTGGTCTTCCTCAGGAAGAGCTTGAAGGAGAAGAGTGCGAAGCCTGTAATATTTAGGTTGACAACATTAAGGAGTTAGTGTATAGTATAAATACACTTTTAGGAAACAGAGAGACAATGGCAAAGACAGTATTTAATCGTGAACAAGTAGACTTCACAAAACAACATATGTTCTTCGGAGAAGATCAAAACACACAAAGATATGATACCTTTAGGTTTCCTGTCTTTGATAAACTTAACCAAACAATGCTTGGTTACTTTTGGCGACCTGAGGAAGTAAGTCTACAAAAAGATCGTGCTGACTTCCAAAACTTTCGACCAGAAGAAAAACATATTTTTACAAGTAACCTAAAATATCAAACACTACTAGATAGTGTACAAGGGCGTGGACCATGTCTTGCTTTCTTGCCTCATGTATCTTTACCAGAACTAGAAGGTTGTATTGTTACTTGGGACTTCTTTGAAACTATTCACTCACGTAGTTATACACATATTATGAAGAATGTATATCCTAACCCAAGTGAAGTGTTAGATCATATTTTAAATGACGATGAAATTATCAAACGTGCAATTAGTGTAACTAAAAACTATGATGCGTTTACAGGTGCGGCAGACGCATTCATTCATCGCAAAGAAGGAACCATGCGTGACGTTAAGAAAAAAATGTTCCTTGCTATGATGAACGTAAACATCTTAGAAGGCTTACGTTTTTATGTTAGCTTTGCATGTACATTTGCATTTGGCGAGTTAAAGAAAATGGAAGGTAGTGCAAAGATTATTAGTCTTATTGCTCGTGACGAAAGTCAACACCTTGCACTAAGTTCACACGTTATTAAAAATTGGATGCGTGGTGATGACGATCCAGAGATGGCTAAGATTGCAAAAGAGTGTGAAGCAGAAGTTTATGAAATGTGGAAAGCATGTGTTCTAGAAGAAAAAGCATGGGCTAAACATTTAATGAAAGACGGATCAATTATTGGTCTTAACGAAAGACTTCTTGGTGACTATGTAGAATACATTGCTAACCGAAGATTAAAAGCATTAGGATATTCAACAATCTTTGATGCATCAACAACCCAAAACCCACTACCGTGGACACAACATTGGTTAAGCTCATCGGGCTTACAAGTTGCACCACAAGAAACTGAAGTTGAAAGTTATATTATTGGTGGTATTAAACAAGACGTAACATCAGATAGTCTTAAAGGATTTAAATTATAATGGAAAAAGCAGACAACAACACTACAGTAGTATATTCAAAACCAAATTGTTCTTATTGTGTAAAAGCAAAAAACTTGTTGAAGATGAAAAATATTCCTTTTGTAGAAATGCTTATAGGTACTGACATTAGTGTTGAACAACTAATGGAAGAATTTACAGTAAACAAACTTCCACCACCACGAACTGCTCCACAGATTATTTTTAAAGGTAAGTATATGGGCGGATACGATAAGTTAGAAGCTCATTTAAAATCAATCGGAGAATAATATATGTTAATCGAAGCACCTTACAAAAAAGGCGACATTGTCACTATTAAACTTATGTCAGGCGAAGAGCTTGTAGGTAAGTTTGAAAAGGAAGATGACAAACAAATTCAATTACATTATCCGTTAACACTAATTGCTACTGAAAAGGGTATTGGATTACAACAGTTCTTATTTACAGCAGAAGTAAATAGAAGTTATACTGTTAAGCATACTGCTATTTCTTTGTGTGTACCTACTGCAAAGCAGTTTGCAGAAGCATACGAAAAGCAAACATCACCAATTATCAAAGCACCAGCAGGACTAGCAGACAGTTTCAAAATTTAAGCAGATAAATACTTTGTAAAAGGAGTATTTGGATGTCAAATTTAATCTATAGACGTATTCAATCAAATGGAAGCGTTGTTAATTTCAACGTAGACAAAGAAGGTACGCCATTTATTATTACTACATACTTAGGAAAACAAACAAGAATACATGGGCCACAAGAAGCCCTTGATAAAAAGTTTTCAGGTGGTACACCTAAGTACGTTGATGATACTGTTGAAGTTAAAGTAGTAAAACTTGAAACAGCCTGTGATGCTACAATGGCAACTGCAACAGATGCCTGTGCAGTTATGGGTAGTATTGGATCATTAGCACCTTCTATCGAAGTTGCTGAATCAGCCGCTGAAACAGAAACTAAAATTAATGCGTTATTAACTGAAACTATGGATGCTTCAGGTGAAGCAGTTGAAAAGGTATCTGAAATGCAAGTTGCTCTTACTGATGCAACAAGTAAAACAGAAGAAGTTGAAGCTCTTATTGCTAGACTAGAAGCAATAGAAGAATCAGATGACACAGAAGATCCACAACCTTATACAATCGCAATACAAGAATTAGAACTTGCCTTAGACAATTATATAAATGGTGTGTCTGAAACAGTTAATGAAATGAACGAGTTACTTGGTGATGAAGCACCAGACATTGGAGAAGAGATTAACAATGCCTGTGCAGTAGTAAGTGAAAAGATTGGTTCTTGTCAAGGTGAATTAAGTGCAATGGTTGCTGTTGTTAAAACAGGTAACTGTAAAGGAATTACAAAAGCACTACAGAACACAAAGTTTACACCTAGTGGACAAGCAGGTGAAATTAAAGAAAAGATGAAGTCAGACGCTCCGGCACAAACAAGAACAATTCAATCAAATGGTACTATTGTCAATTGGAACATTGACAAGAAAAAACCATTTAGAGATGTACAGTACAATGGAGTGCTAACAAGAGTATATGCTACAAACGAACAGTTAGACAAAGCATTTCCTGAATCAATATTGGCGGCAGTATAATGAGTGTACCTAAAGTACAACTAAAAGCTAACAGTCAACTTGTTAACTTCAATGTTAATACTAAATTAGATAGTAAGATAGTAAACCTTGACGGTGTAGAAACTGAAGTATTTGGTGATCCAACATTAATTGCTGAAAGGTTTCCAGATCTTCCAGAAGCAAGTTTACCAGGGTTTGGCATACCAGATCCAACAGCAGATCAACCAGTACTACCAACTTCAATGAATAGTCTTATACCAGATTCAATTAAAGACTCTACTGCTAATGCACTCTCTCTTGCTAAAACTGCAATATCAAATACAAGTGCTTCAATTGGTGGCTTTTTTACTGGCCTTGGAGGATTAGATACAAGAAAGATTAGTGAACTTGCATCATTAGGGGAACTTGAAGAAAAGATTAATAATGCTAAGAAATTACTTGGTGATATACCAGCAGACGAACCACCTAAGTCAACAGCAAAAAGTGACAAGCCTGAAAAGAATTTACAAATACAATCAAATGGTAGTATTGTTAATTTTAATGTTAACAAGAAACTTCCGTACAAAGACGTTCAATATGATTATATGAGCGAAGGTTTAAAACTATATAGAATATATGGTACACAAACACAACTAGATGAAACATTTCCAACAGGAGCGGCATAGATGGGACAACCAGTAGCAAAAATT